TGCAACAGAAATGTAACACGTTAAAGTGTTTACAAAGAAAGGGGAAAATTTCTAAGACAGACTACCCCGCACCATCCAGAATCTCCTTGGTGGATCGCTCCCGGCTCCCCCTATTGCGAATAGATAATCCGCATGGATGCGACGAGCGAACGAAAAGTATTACAATAGATTACAAAACCGGATTGATGTTTACCGTTTTCAGATTTATTGGCAAGTCTATGGAAGTTTACTCTTTATTGGAGTGTTTACAAATAGCTTGCAGATGTTGTAAAGATGTTGTAAGATTAGGTAATTCATGCAGGAATTATTAACAATTAACAAGAGGACAACACATGCAATACCAAACAGGTTTAACATTAAAGAGTGCTAACAAAAAGACAGGAAATATCCCTGTGAGTACTACAACAGCTAAGACATGTCCTACGACGTGTCCGTTTAATAACAGCAACGCCGGCGGATGTTATGCTGACAGCGGTCCGCTGGCTATCCATTGGAGAAAAGTTACATCACAAGAGAGGGGAAATAGCTTTGCTCATTTTTTAGTTCAAATTGAGAACTTTAAAAGTGGTCAAATGTGGAGACACAATCAGGCCGGGGATCTTCCCGGCAATGGTAAAAAGCTAGATAAAAAAGCTTGTCAGGATCTCAGTAAAGCTAACAAAGGTAAAAAAGGCTTCACATACACTCACTATGATCCATCACTATATAACAACAGTAAGGCGATACAATCCATGAATAACGCCGGCTTCACTGTGAATTTAAGCGGTAATAATGAATCACATGCAATAGCACTAAAAAAGAAATATACATCCCCGGTCGTTACTGTAGTTAGTTCCGATCATTTCGACGATAAAAAACACTCATACAAAAAAGACGGTGTGACGTTTGTTCAATGTCCCGCTGACTATAACGAGAAAGTAAACTGTAAAAACTGCAAACTATGCGCAATACCACAGCGTAAAAGTGTGATCTGCTTTCCGGCGCATGGCACAGGGAAAAAAAGAATAAATAATTTAATTAACAAATAAACAAGAGGAACAACACATGCACATAAACGGATTATTTTTCGTTGGTATTATGATCGGTGGGTTAATTAGTAGTTATCTCTTTAAAAGGTATTTTAAAGCTATTAAAGACTGTGATCTGTGGAGACAATCGGCTATAGATTTACAGAGGGATATAAATACGATCCAAAATAGTAAACGCAAATTCACACAAATAAAATAACATCACACACACACTCCGCCGGATGTAATGGTCCGGCGGTTTTTTTTGTCCTAAAATAGGAGAGTTGACATGCATAAAACACACTGGCAAATTGACACTGAGCGCTCAGGATATCGGAGCTTTTTATACATCATTAGACAATGGATCTTTACCGACAAGCCGCCATTAATTGAGCGCAAATTTATTCATGTTTCGGAGATCTCTTTATACGTCCATTGATCTTTATATTATTGTCTGGAGGGTATTTTAATATTTTGGGTGAAAGGGTTTTTTAATTAATTAACAGGAGAAAACACAATGAAAGTAATAATCAATGGTATTCCATACGCTGTTGAGATCTGCCCGGACAAGGTATACACTGCCAATGGTTTTGACTATGGGATAAACATCATAGCTGATGACGTTCCAGAGCGCATTCTGGAAGTGATTGAGAACAGATATGAGGAAGGTCTTATCAATGCCGGATACGTTACTGAAAAAGGAATGGATATTCAGTTCACCGGATGCAGTGGAAAGGTCAAAGAATGGAAGTATAAATTCACAGGGATGTGATTCTTATATTATTCACCAGAGGGTATTTTTTAATTAACAGGAGAAAACACAATGATAGACTATATACTAAATCCATACTTCCTGGTCAATGTCTTATGGATGCTGACCTTACTGGCAATCTCGATAATTTGGAAAGATAAGATGTGAGTCTTATATTTTACGCAAAAGGGTTTTTTAATTAATTAACAGGAGAACAAGAAAATGAAAATAGACATCAGAAGTGACAGCAGTTTATACATTAAACTCAATGGATGGACATATTACATAGATGATTCAACAAATGAGCAGATCATGGAGAAATTCAATGGTACACCGATCGAGATACAATGTCCACATTGTGATCAAACGCTCACTGTATACCACATGGATTGGTCAGCGATAGTATGTCTGCATTGCAATGAAGAGATTAACAAAGAGGAAATTGGAAGTTGGACAATGATGTAATATAATCAAACTCTCCTCCGCTCATTGATAAGTCCAAGTTCTCTGAGTTTCATATTGCGCCAGTTTATCTTCTTACGATGAGGTAGGAGTGCGAAACATTCTTTAAGCTGATCCACGTTCCAATCTTCCCACCAATCCACCAACAATGCACAACTTGTGATCTCATTGTCCAGTTGTGCATATGGACAAAGTTTATCATCTCGGATAGAATGGGAGCAGTGAGTTTTGATTGAATCTGTATCATGGTTAAGTATAAACTCTTTGTACTCTGGGAAATCTTCCGCCATTGGGCGCCACTTTTTAT